GGTAAATGGACAATGGATAACGGACAAGACATCCACTTAATTATGACAGGTGGCGAGCCGTTGTTGGCGTGGCAACGATTGTATGTCGAACTATTTGAGCATCCACGTATGCAGGATCTAAAAAATGTCACATTTGAAACAAACACTACTCAATTATTACACGACGATCTGTTTAAATATCTCAACGATAGCAAACGTATTACAGTTACATGGAGTTGTTCGCCTAAGCTATCCGTTAGCGGAGAATCTTGGGAGGATGCTATTAAGCCTGACGTGGCTCTTAATTATTCCACTGTTACTGGTAGCGACATGTATCTTAAATTTGTCGTTGCTGATCGTTCAGATATTGATGAAGCTGGCAGAGCTGTGCAAGCATACCGTGACGCAGGCGTTGAGTGTCCAGTATATTGTATGCCGCTTGGGGGACGCTCGGAAGAGTATGTCCTCAACGTTAAAGAAGTGGCAGAAGTCTGCATGGAAAAGGGATGGCGCTTCACCCCAAGGCTCCATATATCCTTATTCGGAAATGCATGGGGTACGTGATGCATACGAAAACGAACAACACGAACAAGCAATGAAAGCTCCATATCCTAAAATGGACCCAGAAGAGATGAGACAGAAAGGATTAATATGAAAAACTTTTTTAAGAAAATAACAGGATTAGACAAAGTAGAAGAACAAAAGGCACAAGTACAAGAAGAAAAGTTAGAACTTCTAAAGCAACGTGATCCTAAAGCTTATGCAACACGCAAGAAGGAACCTTGGGTGAATGTAATCGATGTTAAAGTTAATGAAGAGAATGTTCGTAATGGCTTTTTTGAGCTCGACTGGAATGAATACTTTATTGCACAGCTTGTTGAAGCAGGTTACGGTGTTGACAATGATCCAGAAGAAGAAATTGTAGATCGTTGGTTCCGTGACATTGTTTACAATATGCTTGAAGAAGAAGGCCAGGATACTAATCGCGGTGCTGGATATATTAATGTAGTTCCTATTGCTAAAGGTAAGTCAGAAGTTAGTTGACATCTATAGTAAATGGTGTTATAATATATATAATTAATACAACAAAAGGCAAAACAAATGGCAACTTATGTCCTAGTAGACACAGCAAATACTTTCTTTAGAGCGCGGCATGTAGTTCGTGGCGACATTGATACTAAAGTAGGTATGGCGTTACACATTACACTAAACAGTGTTAAGAAAGCATGGAACGACTTTGATGCAGATCATGTTGTATTTTGCTTAGAAGGCCGTAGCTGGCGCAAAGACTATTACGAGCCCTACAAGCGTAATAGGCAAGTTGCTCGCGATAAACTAACTCCTATACAAGCAGATGAAGACACTGCGTTTTGGGAGATCTTTGACGAGTTTAAGAACTTTGTTACAGAAAAGACTAACTGCACTGTTATGCAACACAAGCGTTTAGAAGCAGATGATCTTATTGCAGGCTGGGTACAATCGCATCCTAATGATAAACATGTTATTATTAGCACCGACGGTGACTTTGCACAACTTGTTAGTCCTACAGTACGTCAGTACAACGGCGTTAGTAATGTAACTATTACGCATGAAGGTTACTTTGATGACAAAGGACAGCCTGTGATAGATAAAAAGACTAAAGAAGCAAAGCTTGCTCCTGTGCCTGACTTTATGTTGTTTGAAAAGTGTATGCGTGGTGACACAAGTGATAACGTGTTTAGTGCTTATCCTGGTGTACGTACAAAAGGTACTAAGAATAAAGTTGGACTTAACGAAGCATATGCAGATAAAGACAACAAGGGCTTTAACTGGAATAACATGATGCTACAACGTTGGACTGATCACAACGGTGACGAGCATCGTGTACTTGATGACTATCAGCGTAACGTAGTATTGTGTGACTTAACTGCACAACCCGAAGACGTTAGAGAGATAATCGATTCTGTTGTTGCAGAACATATGACTCCTAAGACAGTTAATCAAGTAGGCATGCGTCTTATGAAGTTCTGTGCAAAGTGGGATATGCAACGAATTGCAGATCAAGCTACTTATTACACCGAACCGTTATCAGCGAGGTATCCAGTATGACATTGAAGGCAAAGGCAGTAGTAAAAGATAAATTCTGGATTATCGAAAGCGAAGAAGAACGGGTTGGTACAGTATCGTGGAATGATGATAGATATATGTTTAGCAGCCGTGTAGAGACTTGTTTCTTTAATAGTACACACGAAATGGAGAAGCGATTTGGTTCTAATATTATTTGGAATGATATTACTCCAGTAGCTGACAAGGTTCAGTTAGAGTCGTTTTCAGTACACGGGTACCCAACAACTGTTAATCCGTACAATACTATGTATGATGTTAAACGTAAACTACCGTTATTCACTAAAAGTAATAAGTCAAAAAGTGCATATTGTGCAGGGTATTATATTATACACTTTGATAAAGGCTGGGTTAAAAGCTTTTGTCCTAAACAAATTACTGTAGAACGATACGAGTATAAAGGTCCGTTTAAAACAGACTTAGAAATGCGACAGGAGTTAAGCCGTGCCAACCGTTGAGCCATTAAATACCATTCCACTTCAGCAGTTTTTACAAGCAGTTAAGGCTGCTGAAGCTGCTAGAGTAGCTAACGTAACGTTAGACATGAACACTGCTAAGAACTTAGCATTTACCTTAGGTATTGTAATGAGTCGCTTACACGGTGATTTAGAGCTGTTAGTAGCACAATCTAAAGACAGTAGCGATGAAGTAATTAATATTACAATGGACGGCGGTTCGAAGTTTTAACTACGCATTTAACTCTAAAATAGATAAATATATGCGTAGTTAATTAAAAGGATTCCGCATATGAGTCGACCTAAACCGACAGTTATTTTAGAAAACATTGATAGTAAAACATACAAGAGTGAACAAGTACTAGGAGCAGAAGCCATTTGGGCTGTGTTCTATCAAAACGCACCGTTTAATTTAAAGAGTGCTAATGCACTCACAAACTATCCAGGTCCTAAGTATAAGAAGGTTAGTTTCTCTAATCCCGGGCATGCACATAATCTTGCTAGAAAACTAAACGATATGTTCAGATGCGTTGACTTTTCTGTATATAAGCTTACATCAGGTGAACTTGTGACAGACGAATGAACTGGAAAGAGACATATACTAAGGTCTTTCTAAAAGAACTTAATAAAAGTATTAATGATGCTACTGTTGCAGAGCATCTGCCTATATGGTGGCAGAATAATAGAAACAAAGGATCAGGTGGGTTACGTTTAACTGACACTGGGTTTGGAGTACTGTTAACAATAGAACTAGCTACGTACGACATCCCCTTTGCTAAAGATATGCCACTTACTACCCAAACTATTATCTTCCTAGATCAGTTTATTGACTGTCCGTACTATCTTACTAAGATGGGAATTACGGTAACTAACGAAAAGAAGGCAGTCGAACTTACTCTTTTTAGTGGTGATTTACGCAAATATGGCTTAACTAAAGCAATGAATAGGCAAAAAAAGGCAGATAATGGTTGACAAATGCTGTAATGGTGCTATAATATATGTATAGTTTAAATAAAGCACTAAACAAAGAGGGTACTACAAATGGATACTACAACACGCACTGTTAGTCCAAATGGGGCAAAAGCCAGCATTACTCATGCATTAAAGAAGAAGCGTCCTATCTTTTTATGGGGACCTCCAGGTATTGGTAAATCTGACATTGTATCACAAATCTGTGATACTTTTTCAAATTCACATTTAATTGACATTCGTTTGTCACTTTGGGAACCTACAGATATTAAAGGTATTCCATACTTCGACAGCAACTCAGGTACAATGGTTTGGGGTGCGCCTAGCGAATTACCAAGTGAAGAGTTTGCTGCTCAATTTGACTACATTGTACTATTCCTAGACGAAATGAACTCGGCAGCGCCAAGCGTACAAGCGGCAGCATACCAGTTGATTCTTAACCGTCGAGTAGGAACTTACAAGTTACCAGACAACGTAATGATTGTTGCGGCTGGTAACCGTGAAGCTGACAAAGGTGTTACTTATAGAATGCCTGCTCCGTTAGCTAACCGCTTTATCCACTTAGAACTTGCTGTTAACTTTGACGACTGGTTCCAGTGGAGTGTAACTAACAACATCAACACTGACGTTGTAGGTTACTTAACCTTTGCAAAGAAAGACTTGTACGACTTTGATCCTAAAAGTTTAAGCCGTAGCTTTGCAACTCCTCGTAGTTGGTCTTTTGTTAGCGAATTGTTAGACGATGACCTAGACGAAGCAACTACTACTGATTTGGTAGCTGGCGCAGTTGGTGAAGGACTTGCTGTTAAGTTTATGGCGCACCGCAAGGTAGCTGGAATGATGCCTAACCCAAGTGACATACTATCAGGCAAAGTAAAAGAAATGAAGTCTAAGGAAATTAGTGCAATGTACTCCTTAACTGTATCTCTTTGCTACGAGTTAAAAGAAGCATCAGACAAGAACGACAAGAAGTTTGATGATAAAGTTAACAACTTCCTACGCTTTTCGATGGACAATTTCGATACTGAACTAGTTGTTATGGGTATCAAGCTTGCACTAACACAGTATAGCTTACCAATTGACCCAGACGAAGTAGAATGTTTTGATGAATTCCATGAGCGTTATGGTAAGTATATTAAGGCTGCACAGGCTGCGTGATACTAAAAGGACGGGTTCTTTTGAGGCCGTCCTTACTTTTTGGTTGACAAGTAATGCATTTAGTGCTATAATATATGTATAAGTTAATAAAGAAAGGGCAAGTAAATGGCTACTAAAGACACACAAACTAAATTAAAAAACTTTACGCCGGATCCAGATATTACTACAGAAGCATTAGAAGAGATGCGGTTAGTGGTACTTGACCGCATTATTACGGCACGGATTGGTTTGCTACTACGTCATCCTTTCTTTGGCAACATGGCTACACGTTTGCGTATTATTGCAGCAGATGAGTGGCTTGGTACTGCTGCCGTTGATGGTCGTAACTTGTACTACAACACACAATTCTTTAATGCGATGAATAATAAAGAGATTGAGTTTGTTGTTGCACACGAAATTTTGCATATGGTATTTGATCACATGGGTCGTAGAGATGACCGTGATCCTATGATCTATAACATTAGCGCAGACTATATTGTAAACAATACACTAGTACGTGATCGTATTGGAACTATTCCAAGTATTGTAAAATGTTATCAAGACTTTAAATACGAAGGTTGGACCAGCGAAGAAGTATATGACGATGTATACGAAAAAGCAAAAGAGATGGGCGACGAGTACTTAAAGCAATTAGGTGAAATGCTAGACGAACATCTCGATTCAGAAGATGACGGTACTGGCGATGGCGGCAACGACGACAGTGAAGCAGAAGATAGCAATGGCAATGCTACTAGCTCTTCTAAGCCTAAGTACAGCAAAGAAGAAATAAAGCAGATTAAAGATGAGATCAAAGAGAATATGATCTCAGCGGCACAAAGTGCAGGTGCTGGTAATGTTCCTGCAGAAGTTGCGCGTATGATAAAAGAGCTTACTGAACCTAAGATGAACTGGCGCGAAATACTACGTCAGCAAATACAAAGTATAATTAGAAGTGATTATACGTTTAGTCGTCCTTCACGTAAAGGACAAATGAGCGGTGCTATACTTCCTGCTATGGACTTCCAAGATACTATTGATCTTGCAGTAGCTATAGATATGTCAGGTTCAATTGGTAATAAGCAAGGCGAAGACTTCTTAGGTGAAATTAAAGGCATCATGGACGAGTATCAAGACTACAACATTAAAATATGGTGCTTCGATACTCAAGTATATAACGAACAAGACTTTAGTTCAGATGGCGGAGAAGACTTATTAGACTACGAAATTATAGGCGGTGGTGGCACTGACTTTATGGCTAACTGGACATACATGAAAGATCAAGACTATGTTCCTAAGAAGCTCATTATGTTTACAGATGGGTATGCATGGGATAGCTGGGGTGACGAAGACTACTGTGACACAGTGTTTATTATCCACTCGCATCATGATAAAAACTTGCAAGCACCATTTGGACAAACAGCACATTATGATGAGGCAGCATAAATGACGTTTGAAGTATATCCGTTATTTCCTACTGTAATAGCCAAGAAGAATCTTGCTATAGAGTTCAATGAAGAAGAACTAACTGAACTATATACTACGGATCTTTTCCTGCAAGGATTAGGAAACGGAGCATCATTTGATGAGCACCTATTAGAGAATCCTAAGTATGCAAGATTAAAAGAAGTATGCTTACGCTATGCACAAGACTACTTTACTGATGTTATGAGATATAGATATCCGCTTCACATAACTAATTCTTGGTTAAACGTAACACAAGAAAATCAAGAACATATGATGCACAATCATACTAATAGTATGGTATCGGGTATACTATATTTAAAGACTATGGGCAGTGTTCCGTCAATTATGTTCACTAGTAACACGCCTACATTTATGTTAAACTTACAACGTGACGAAGCTAATATGCTTAATTCAATGGTGTGGGAATTGCCAGTTGAAGATAATTGCATTGTATTGTTCCCATCACAATGTTTCCATTCTGTAAAAAGGAACCTATCATCTAACGAAAGAATATCTATTGCGTTTAATACGTTTATTAAAGGTAAGGTAGATAATGCTCCATGCGGTGGAAACTTAGATTTAGGATAACATGATAAAAAATAAAAAAATAAATCCATTAAATGTATTTGAAGTAAGGCAAGCTAAATCGGCTCCGCCGCACTTTGAGTACGTTAATCTGCCTATGACATATAATATCGAAGGTACTATTGTCAAATGGGTAACTAACAACTTAAAGCACCGTTTCTATGTTGGAAAGAATGTAACATTAGACGGCACTAATAAGTTAACACAAGTACTAACAGTGGGATTTGAAGAAACAAAAGACATGAGTTTCTTCATGTTAGCTTGTCCACATTTGAAGTACAAATAAATAAACAGCGCATATATACTATACAAGGAGACAATTATGAGCGAAGAAACTAACGTTGAAGTAACTGCACCAGAAGTGGCAGCAGAACAGGCAACAGAACAACAAGGCCCGGACTTGACTGTACAGGACTTACAAGCATTAAAAAGTATCATTGATGTTGCTAGTCAGCGTGGCGCTTTTAAGCCTAATGAAATGATGACCGTTGGACAAACTTATGGCAAGCTAGAAACATTCTTAGCAGCCGTTGCACAACAACAACCCGCAGAAGGAGCATAATATGTTAAAGCACGTAGGCCGAATGGCACACAATCAAAGAAGGATCGTTGTAGCGTACAAAGTAGTTCCGGGTGAGCCTGAGAACTGTATTGTAGTAACAACTGAAAACCTAGAAGCAGCTGATCACGATAACTTAATGAAGCTAGTAGAATCACCTTCAGGACAACAAGCAGATGATTTAGCAACTGTAATGATGCGTACATCGCTATCAGACGGCAGCAACATGCTTGCGCGTTTTCACACAACCGGTAAGATGGTTAAAGTTAAAACGTCAACTGTTGAAATGGTTCCAAACAGAAATTCTGTTATTATGCTAGACAAGTTGAATGAAGCAATTGCAGCCCAAAAAGGTGTCACAGTTGCTGACATGGCTTTAAAAGGTAAAGCTGATCCTACTGTTGTTGCAACAGGTGGCGCGCCAGTAATAACTGCTGAACAAATGGCTAATCCTACTCCTGTTGCTGCACCTGTTGACGGTGTTTTAACTGATGATGCATTAGCTGGACAGTATCGTTCACAAGCAGATGCATTGTATAAAGAAGCTAAAGCACTAAGAGCTCAAGCAGAAGATTTAGTTCCTACTGTTAAGAAAGCCGCTAAGAAGACTACTGCAAGTGCCTAAAAATAAATTGCCTGCTGAAGTTATTAGTCAATGGCCAGAAATATTCAACGATGTTGAAATCAAAGCTGTACCAATCGAGTATATACACAGTGTCCATGTTTACTTTCACGACGGAAAGATATGGGAGATAGACATGGATAAGCAGGCAGAAGCTGGCAATGCGCTAGTTGAAAGTAGTTTAGAAACGTTTCTTGAACAGTATAATGAAGAAATATCACATGTTGATTTTCGTTTAGACACTACAAAAGTTGTCAAAGACGTTAAGAAAAGAACTGCAAGCTTTATGAAAAAGCGTAAGTAGATTTATCTTAAATTGTATAAATACTAGTAATAAGATATTCCAGGAGTTTAAAACATGGCATTACGGCTAAGACGCGGTACAGATAGCGAACGTCAACTGATAACACCAGTAGAAGGTGAGTTAATCTACACTACTGACACTAAATTACTATACGCAGGTGACGGTTCTACTGTTGGCGGCAATGTAGTAACTGGCGCAGGTGTAGGTACTCCAACTACACTAGGCGCACTTCAAGATGTTGATTCATCCTCAGCTACAAATAACCAAGTGTTAACTTGGATTGCAGGCAGCAATAGATGGGAAGGCACTACAATACCAAATGCAGGTGTTTTATCATTAAATGACTTGTCCAACGTCGACACTGGCGCAAGTATTGCTAACGATAGTGTTGTAGCATACGACGGTGTTAACTGGGTTAGTAGAACCGTTGGTGACTTGTTTAATAACAGTCCGCAAGTAAATGCAACGATTATAGGCAACGATAGTACTGTAATGGTTAATCCAGCCAATAACCATTTTTATGGTGTAAGATTTAACGGTGCGCTTCAAGGTAATAGTGAAGGTTTCCATCTTGGTGATTCTCAAGGTTCTGTGTTTGGCGGTGATAGTACACAACTAATAGACGGTAACCTTTCTAGGGTCGTTGGTGATGTAATTAACAGTAACATCAGCAGTACAGCAGTAACTCTTGCAGGAAGCGGCGCAGGACTTACAATTAACACTCTTCAAAATGCCGACGATAACTTTGACTTGTTTACTGTTAACTGCGCAAAAGATAGCTCTGTAGGATCATCTATAAACTATAGTAGAAGTAGAGGTACACTTGTTGCACCTACTGCATTGCAAGACCAAGATGAAATTATGTCAATGTACTTCTTTGGTACTGATGCTAGTGCTAATAAACAAGTATCAGCAGTTATTGCAACTTATGCAGACGGTACACCAGGTGCATCAACTGTACCTGGTACGTTACGAATTGCTACTGCTAACTCTACAGGAGTTCCAACAGCAGCAATTGATGTTAACTCAAAGCAGCAAGTTACACTAAGCGGTGCATTAAAGGTAGCTGTGTATGCTGATAATACTGCACGTGAAGCAGCAGTTGATGCTCCAGTAGCAGGCATGATAGTGTTTAATACAACAGGTACTAAGTTCCAAGGCTACACTGGATCAGCCTGGGTAGACTTAAACTAAGAACGTACTAACTTGACATGTATGGAACGCTACATTACTTGCGTTTACACCATAATGTAATTCATTACAATCAAACTTATAGACATCACCTGCTGCAAAGTTGGTGATGTTTTTCGTTGTGAAGTTCACAGAATGTCCAAACACTGCGTCTTCTAAAAACACAATATATCTAAAACATTTTTCTATTGGTACATTATGTTCTTGTCTTAATGTGTAAAATGTATCCTTGTGGGTAGGCAATATAACGTCCGGTAAAATGCAAGTCCAGCTTACGGCGCCTTCCGCCGCGTTTAGATCAGCCTTAAACCGCGATGAGCAGTTTAATTCGTCATTAAAGCTCTGTAGTATGTAATCCTTGTTGTAGTACACCCGGTCTAGATGATCGAAGTTTTTAGCGTCAAATAAGACCCGTCTTTTATAAGTGTGCGTAGCAAGCTCGTCTTTCCAGAAATTGTCTATTTTTGTAACATATTCTATCATTTCTGACCTTTCAAATAATTGTTAAGCCATATACTATACGGCTTGGCATTTTTTAATTTATTTTTTTGCAATTCAGTAACTTGAAGAGTTTTGTTTTGTAGAACATAGTTCCAAGACCTAGTAGGATAAGCAGCACATTCTTTATACAACTCTACAGATAAATTTTTATAAAAATTCCAATAGCTGTTATCACGATAGCCAAACTTGTAATGAGCAGCAATAAAGTCAACAATAACATCATATTCATAATTAACTATACTGTTATATTCATCAGCAGTTATTTTCTTATGTATTAGTTGATCTAATTTTTCTATTCCAAATACTGTAAGATATAGCCCAGTAGATTCTATAGGCTCTATAAATGCACTACTTAACCCAACGGAAGCAATTTTCTTATTTCCTAAATCTTTATAATGATTTTTATTACGCCCTGTAGACATTTTAACTTCGCGTAACTCTGGACTACCAAGTCCTTCACGTTCTAGATAATTTAGAAATTCGTCTTTAACATCATACTTATCATTATGAACATAACCTAAAGTAAGTTCGTCCCTTAACGGAATATTCCAAATCCAGCCATAGTCCATTGCTTTACAAGTAGTATAAGCATTTCTTTTATTATTTGGTATATTTGTACGACATACTAGTGCAGCATTGTTTGGTACTTTGTTAGATATTGATTGTAAATTATCAGTGTAATATTCATTAACAAATGCTCTTGTAAATCCAGTGCAATCAATAAACCACTCACAGTCTACTTCATCAACAGACTTAACTGTCTTCCGTTCAATAGTAAGATTATCGAATCTTTTAAACCAGTTATCTAAAAATTTAGCAAGGTTAGCTACGTTAAAATGAAATGAAATATCATATGACATTATGTCGTCTGGTATTTTATTATGTTTCATAATGTATTCTACTAGGGCAGCTTCGTCATCTTCGATGCCAAAAGGATGGAAGTAATCTGTAGTAACAAAGTCTTCAAACTTAATTCCTAATTTTAAACTGCCGCCTATGTCGTTAATAATTTCTTTAGGTGTTATGCCTAAATCTTCTAAAAACTCTGCTACTTGCGGAACTGTACTTTCACCTACACCTATTGTTACGTTGTCTTCTGGATAAATCCAAGTAATATTATACTCAGGATATCTTGTACAAAAATAAAGTACAGAAAGATATCCTGATGTGCCTGCACCTATTACAGCTATATTACTCATTATTCTTTTTTGCCTTTTCGATCATATCTTTATATTCTTCGTTTGGATGATCTACTAAATGGTTATGGTATATATCAATAACAGTACTAGGTGCTTTGCCATCTAGCAGCGTTGGTATAAAGCCATGGATTATACTAGCAATGCCTGCCCATATTAAACGGAAGCCTGCAAGTATAGCCCAATACAAATGTTGGAAGTAAGTTACTTTACTTTTTATAAGATGTTTCTTAAACATGATTTCTAAAATACTCCCTTATTAATTCGTTATCTATTTTTATACCTGACAAAAACTGTTGTTTGTTTAGGGTTGCTGTTTTATTTATTGCTACATTAGTATAGTTAGTAGCAAAGAACGTTGCAATTTCATTGTATGCGTGGGCGTTAAACGTATCCCAACATGCAATATACACAGTGTTAGTAACACTATCTACAACTAAGTATGTATCTAAGAACCGGTTATTGAACTCATTAATGACTGCGTAGTCTATTATTTCTCCATTAATCTTAACAATGTCTTTTCTTCCACTGTGTGTATACAGGTTATCTTCTAGTTTAAATGTATCGTTAGTTACTATAGTATTATTATATACAGGCATTCCTATATAAATTAATCCTTCGCGATCTAAACAAATATCATAAAAGTCGTCTACTTTAGTAAAACATGAAGAACTTTGTTGTGTATTATCTTTAGTTATTGTACATTCAAATACAGGGCCGCTTGTTTCGTTACTACCAAAGATACTTGTAATAGATTTAAAAACTCGATCGCTAACTGCTGTTTTAGCAGAGTCTTGTATATACGACAATGTTTGTACGTTTAAACTA